CGCTTCTGGTTTTCTACTTCAACCCACTCAGGAATTTCCATTCCGTGCGGAACTGGTGCGATGTACCGACGCTGTTCAAGCATGGCGGTGTGTCGCCAGCCAGTAGTGTCTACGACTTCTCCACGAATGAACTTCACGCCATTACCGTCAAACGGTCTTAGCACGATGTACCAGTTCGTTTTCGGCTTCACTGATTCAACGAGTGGGTCTTTTACGGACACGATAGGTCACTTTCTCTTGTTGAAGTTGTAAATCAGGCGGTGGTATCAATCCAGAGGTATTCCCAAGTGCGAGCGCTATCGTCAATGGCACCAGCAGTCGGATTGTACAGCCACACCGTCACCGTGTCGTCAGCCGTGACAGACGCACCGACGAACAGAAGGTCGTCGTTGAGGTCGGCAGGCGGATTCACCACGATGATGTCGGTGGCCTTCGCACCAGTGAGCGTGAAGGTCGTGCCAGCACGAGTCGTGGCGGCGATTGACGCAGGGTTCAGTGACACCGTTCCGAAGTCAACCTTGTAGACGGTGTTCGCTGAGCCTACGGTCAACGCACTGACTAGCGCATTGCCCTTCGTAAGACGGTTCATGGTTGTCTCCTAACTGTTGTTATCAGGCAACGCAGGCGCTGAAGAAGTAGCCGAGGTCGCTGGCGATAACTTTGTTATCCCACGCCATCTGCGCTTCAATGCGGTCTGCACGGAGTTCTGGCATACGGAATCGGGTAATACCGATGTTCGCACCCATTCCATCCGACACGCCACGCCATGCGAAGGTGTAGCCAGCCGAAGGAGTGAGCAGGCCTGGTGTCGGCGCAACATAGTAGAGCGCCGCATTCTTGCCGTACACCGAAGCGAACGAATTCGCCGCACCTTCCGCACCGCTGTTCTTGATGGCACGAGCCACAAGAATCTTATCCACGCCGAAGAATCGGGCAAGGATGTCTTCGGTGACATTCTCTGAACTCGTGTACTTCACACGGTCTACGATGTCGGGATGGTGACGCAGTTGGCGGAACACATCGTAACCCATGACGAGCGTGTTCGGCAGGTAGCCAGTTGCATTCAACATGGTCGCCTTGCCAGTCTCAACATCGCCAATCGGGTCTGAAGCGGTGTAGTCACTCCACAGGTTGCTTGGAGTGACATCGTTCGCCCAGATGCCAGTGGTGAAGAAGTCCGAAGCCCACTGAATCTCCTGACGGAGAAGCATACGCTGGGTCACGAAGGTCGTGGCATCACGGTCTGGGTTCAGAGGTGCATCGGCATTCGCACGCACTTGGTCATCCACATCCTTGTGGAAGGCGTACACTGCGGCGCTGTAGGTGGCGGTGCTGAGGCTGTAGCCCGAACCAGCCGACTCGGTTGATGGCGCACGGAGTTGTGCTTCATCACGGAACCAGTCGCCCTTCGTGTAGACGAAGTACTTGTCACTCTGCTTCTCAACTGGAATGGTCGGGAAGATTTTGCTTGCTACATATGCGTTCTGCTCTTGGATGTATGCAACGCTGATGTTGGTCAGAATCGCATCAACATGAACATCTGCTGAAGTTGGCTGTGCCATTTTCTTTTTCTCCTATTTCTTTCTTTGAGACTTAGGCTGCTCGGTGCGGATTAGCGCAATTGACTAGGACTGAACCGATGACACCAGCCGCACCAGTCGTGGTGAGAACCGTACCGACGACATATTCAGTCGTGTCAGTACCGACAGTCTTGGCATCTGCCTGACCGTCAGCGCTCGTACCGATGAGTGCGCCGATGGTGAGTCCTGCATCCGAAGAAACCTTCGTAAGACCGACGACGACGATTTCCGCCGCCTGACCCGACGAGGGGTTGTTCTGAAGAACGCCAACTGGTCTGTCGGTTGCGCCTGAGCAAACGACAGCCTTGCCGTTGGAATCCAACTTGACGAAGTAGAACTGCTTCGCCGACAGGTCAGCGCCAGCCTCCAGCGTGATTTTGAATGGCTGTGAACCCTTGTATGCCATGATTACTTATTCCTCTCAGTGATGTACTGCTTGTAGAGATTTGCGTCTGCCTCAACCGCTTTGGCGATTGACTGTTCTTTGGTAAGCGATGGGTTTGCCTGACGCAGTGCCGCCGCCGCTTTCTCAATCACCGACATCGGCCCATCGTTTTCAAACGACGACGACTTGCCGATTTCGTTGAAGAGTCCTGACTTTGACAGATTGGCGTTTGCCGCCGAAAGAACCTGCCAGATGGCGTTGAACGCTTCTTCGCTAAGCGACTCGGCGGCATCCTTCAGGATTGCACCGAATTCCTGCGCATTGACTGGC